TAGATATTGCTGCTTTAACATTTGAATTACCCATTTGGCTCAGCCCACCAGCTAAAGTTAAAAAATTGGGAGTTATTCAAAAAATCACTGCATCCATATTTGATTCTGAAGGTGCATTGTTGGATGATTTATTTGGAAATATAAAGGATCCTGTGTCGTCAGCACAAATATTTACTTTTATGAATTATGGCATTATCTATCAAAACAATACCCTAAGATTAGTAAGATTAAATGACATTGTTAATAGTGATTTAGAATTTATTGAGATCGAAAAATCATATCATCCATGGTATCCAGTGATTGATCAATATGGAAGCTTGGAAAACGGATTGAGTCAAATTAGATTACTACAGGATAATGGTAGTGAAATTATTGGAACAGTGGCCTATCACCCCACTGACGAAACTTTATTATTATATACACCTTTTTCAGATACATTGCCAGCAAATACTTTATCACCAATAACTGCTATCATTAATCCACAAAATGTAACTGTTGATAGCGACCTTCTCAATCCTGAAGTCGGCACTAGATTTTTAATCTTAAACGATATTGGTGATATCAATGATAGCGAAGGCGCGCCAATTTGGAATAGAGATGGCTATGCCAGACTTATTGCACATGCTAATGATATTATTGAGTTTGACGGTCATTCTTGGTCAGTCTCTTTTGATAGCACAAATCATAGTTCATTTGAATATGTAAGTAATTTAAAAACTAATCTTCAATATAAATGGAAAGATAGATCTTGGAGTAAGAGTGTGGAAGGACGATATGGTGCTGCTGAGTGGAGTTTAAAATTATGACCTTAGGTACAGGTGCTTTAATCTATTGTTCAAAAACACAGAGATTTTTATTTCTTTTGAGAAATGGCCAAAAGTATTCCGGAACTTGGGGATTAGTTGGAGGTAAAGTAGAACTAGGGGAAGCCGTGGAACTTGCCCTACACCGAGAGATAAGAGAAGAATTGGGCGGTGTTATAAACGATTGCAATCTTATACCCATAGAAACTTTTGTGAGCGCAAACAAAAAGTTTACTTACTATACATTTTTGATTGTGGTGGAGGAGGAATTTGTTCCAGAACTCAACGAAGAACATAGAGGCTATGCTTGGTTACCAATTGAAGATCACCCAAAGCCTTTACATCCTGGCGTTTGGAGAACTATTAAATTCTCCGAATTGGCACAAAAATTAAAAGAAATTGTCACAGTATTAAATTTGTGAAGTATTTGCTCTAATAAAATGATAGTCGCCATCTGGTCCCGCATCTGTAAACTGGCATACTAGCTCAAATCCTATAGATTTCATATATCCAATTACTGTTTCACAATCAGGTGCCCCAGTGTTATACTCAACTTTTTGCAACTCTAAAATAATATGTATAGCACTCTTTAAAGTCTCTGTTGCCCCTTTAATAACATCAAGCTCTGCGCCTTGAACGTCCATTTTAATTAGATCAGGCAAGGGAAGATTTTTATCCCTCACAACATCATCTAAAGTCATTGTTTTCAATTGGCGTTTATGGCTCTCATTAAAATATTCTGGTGCTTCTGGGTTGACCAATGGATTTTCTTTATAGTAACTATTGCCACCAGGATGATATGTATTTTGATAAAAATCAACAACTTTCCCCGAAACATCACTCAGTACACCTATACTATATTTTAATCCACGTTCTTGATATAGGAACTCTGTTTCTCCCATTGCTTCAAAAACAATGTATTCTGCATCAGGCCAAATTTTTTCAGCTTCATTGGTCCAATGCAATACGCATGCCCCAATATCATAAATAACTTTGGGATATATACCAATTTTTTTCAAATTCGTTAAGTAATCAACAGTTTGTTGTGGCAATAGTCTTTGATTACCCAAATCTCTTAATCTCTGTGAATAATCGACTAAATTTTTTACTTCAGGCAACGCAGGTATATTATTGTCAACTGTAAATGTAAAACTTCCAGTATGCCTACATTGTATACTGGTGTCGGCCCAGATCTTAAATCCTTTTACTAAGGCCTTTCTACAAAAATCTACATCTTCAGACACAGTGTTTGCATGATCAATCGCACTATGATATTCAAAGTAAGGATATCCAACGGCTCTCATAACCTGAGATTTTACTAACACACATCCAAATCCACAACTGGCAATTTCAACTAGGCCTCGACCTTTGATTTTTTCATATGGTATGTTTGATACGCCACCACGACCATTGTGCTCATAAACTTCTAATATGTGTTGCCCCGGCTTTCGTTGAATATAAAGTCCCGACACCATATCCACATCATGTTTTAATAGCTTTTCCAATGTGTCTGGTTCAAAAGATATATCACTATCAACACTAAACAAATAATCATAACCATTGACAATCCAATGAGCTATTAAGTTTCTAACTTGATCAATGTTATAGCCGAAAAAATATTGAAAGTCTGCAATATATCCTTCAGGGACTTTTAAATCATAGATACTTTTAAAAGTGTCTGGTTCAATATTTCTAGCCGTAGGTATGGCTATTAAGATGCGCTTATTGGGTACAATAACTTTGAAGGTTGTATCCCGTTTTCCTAAGTCTTTAACTTCTAATATTGAATTATCCGGCATCTCGGGAAGCTTGACATCAACTGACTTAAAGGAAGACAATTCTAAATTCATTAAGTTTTTAACTTCATTAAATATGATAGATTCCTTCTCCAAAAATCCACCAGATATAGTATCATCACTAGTGGTAGATGCGAATGGAGTATAAAAATCCATATTTGTAATGAGATAGTTAGTTTTACCTTTTGATAACTGATAATCAAAAATATAATTATCCCCGTAATAAATATCCAACCCGACAGGTATTTTGTTCCAACTTTTCTTATGAATGAACATTAAGCATCCAAAACCATGAGTGTTTTGTCCAGACCATGGAATAATATCTATAGTTTTAGTAGTAACCGGTGGTTGGTTCCAAATTTGATCACCAGGACACAACCCAAATACACCAACGTTATCAGTTAACTGATCTTGTAATTTTTCAAAAACTTGAGTATCAAAAGATATATCATCATTGGCGATACATAATCTATCAAATTGGCTAATGGCTACCCCAAAATTCCAAGCCGGATTTACATATATGTTTTCATCAAAATTAAATATTTTTAATTTTGGATCGTAATTGATAGTTGGCATTTTCTTCACATCATTATTGATAATAATAATTTCACCAACAGACTCACATGCACACAATTTATACAAAAATGGAATTAAAATTTCATCGGCTCTCCACATTGTGGGAATAATTACTGAATATTTTTCTAATTTTTTTGTCTGATTCTTACTTACAATATCTCTTGCTGTTCGATTTTGTTCTTCACCATTGACTTTATAGTCATTTAATGGATTAATGTCATTGTAGTTATAGACTATTTGTTGTAGGCATTTTACTTTGTCAGGATCGGCTTGTTCCAAGAATGCATAAAAAACCGCACCATCACCCCCAGCACGATACCAATTACCATCAGAATCCTTAAATTGACTTTCGTCAATATCATTTAACAAATGACGTTTAAAAGTTCTTAGATGAGTATAAGGCAATATCCAGTTAAAATGATGTTGTCTATAGGATTTGGATTTCTTTACTGATTCTGGATAGGGTTGGCTTATTAATGGTATATTATCCACCATGCTCCAGCAACTGCCATAGGTAAATTCAGTAGTTTCATCATATATATTATTATAATAATTAAAAATAGTATTGTCGTTCACTAATGAATCGTCGCCATCTAATAACATTATGATGGCGTTTTGATTAACAATTTTCTTAATGGCACTGATTTGATTTTTTACTGCACCAACCCTCTCACTATTTTTAATAATAGTGAATTTGTTGATGAGATTTTTTGGCAATGACTCTATTGTTGATTTGACAACTTCAAAAGTATTATCAGTAGAACAATCATCAATCAAAATGTGATGATAGTTAAAATAATCTTGTGCTGCCACTGATTGAATACAGCGGGCAATATATTGAGCGCAATTATAAAATGGGCTCACTATTACTATTTCCTGTTCCAAGTTTGATTTATAGTTTACTAATTCCACAGTATTATGCGTCCTTCTATTCCAAATTTTATGTATA